TCATTATTTAATTATGTCAACATATATTTTAATATATTTTACGATTTTTTTCAATATAATTAACTTAATTTAACTTAATTTAAATAAATGGATAATAAGAAAAATAAATTATGGTTTGGCTTAGAAAAACGATGGTATGATTCTGCACGTTGGAAAAAATGCAGAAATATTTTTTTAAGCAAAAATCCGCTATGTGTAAAATGTGGAAATATAGCGAATGTAGTTGACCATATAGAACCTCATAACGGTGATTATGATTTGTTTTGGGATGTAAATAATTGGCAAGGGTTATGTGGTAGTTGCCATTCAGGGGTGAAACGTATAGCAGATATACATGGATATTCCCAGTCTGCTGGTGTTGATGGTTTACCGTTAGATAAAAATCATCCGTGGAGTAAAAAATGAAAGGGAGGAAACCTAAACCAACAGCTTTAAAATTATTAGAAGGGAATCCAGGTAAAAAGAAAATACTTGATGAGCCTAAACCTCCAGGTGATATGCCTGAGCCGCCGCCTCATTTAGATAGCTATGCACTTGATGAGTGGTACAGAGTTGCAGAGGGATTAAATACTATGGGCGTACTTGATGCGATAGATATGGGGTCGTTTGCGGCTTATTGTTGTGCTTATTCTCGGTGGTGTCATGCAGAAGAAGAGCTGGCTAAATTAAGGATCGAGGGTGGGGAGATTGCAACTCTAATTATAAAGACAAAACAGGGCAATTATATACAGCAACCATTAATAGGGATATCTAATGTTGCGGCAAGGGATATGTTGAAATATGCTGCTGAATTTGGATTAACTCCATCGGCAAGGGCGAGATTAGGTGTTGATTCAGGGAAGACCAAAAAGAGCAAATTTAATAATCTGATAGGGATAAATGGCGGGAAAAGATAATATACCAAAGGTTTTTTCTTTTATAACTAACCGTGTAGATGGTATTATTCAGAAGGTTATATTTAAGGATGTTGAGAAAAAAGATAAAACGAAACTATCTAATGTTATTGATAAATATGGAAAATGGTCTGATGAATGGTGGATGTTAAATACTGAATGGATAGAAAAGTATAGGTATCCGTTAAGAGTACAACTTATATTTGATTTTATTGAAACGCTTACTATTCCATCTGGTATAGGTGAGGGTGAAAATTTTAGACTTAGATGGTTTCAAAAGTTATTTATTATCGCTACATATGGGCCTGTAGATTTAATAGGGAAACGAATTGTCAGACGGGCTATATTAAGTATTGGTCGTAAGAATGGCAAGACCATGATTTCTGCTTGTTTAGCATTAGTCCATTTAATTGGGCCTGAATCAATTAAAAATGGTGAGATATATAGTGCTGCCAATTCACGAGAACAAGCATCTAAAGTATTTAAGTATGCTGCACAGATTGTCAGGGCTGATGAAGAGTTAACATCTTTTGTTAAGATTGTTGATAGCACAAAAACAATGATATGCTTTGGTAATGGTTCCGTTTATCGGGCTGTTTCCGCTGATGCAGGCACGAATTATGGCGAAAATCCTTCTCTTGTTATATATGATGAACTTGCACAGTCTAAAAATTCAGATTTATATGATACCTTCGACACATCAATGGGCGCAAGGGAAGAGCCCTTGATGATTATAATATCTACCCAAAGTAAAGACCCTATACATATACTTAGTCAGTTGATAGATGATGCCTTAAATGGTCATATAGAGACTACTATTTGTCATTTATATGAAGTTCCTGAGAACACAGAAAACATTTTCGATCCCCAAATATGGGAATTAGCCAATCCTGCCCTAGGTGATTTTTTAAGTATAGATGAAATGACAGACTTTGCTGAAAAGGCAAAGAGGATGCCAAGCAGGGAAAACACTTTCCGTAATTTGTATTTGAATCAAAGGGTAGATGTAAAATCTCCGCTCATACCCAGGGCAGAATGGGAAGGATGTAAGTCTGATGATAGGATAGAAAAAGGGTCTGAAATATATCTAGGGTTGGATTTATCTGGTAAACTTGATTTGACGGCATTAACCGCTGTATCTGCCAGTGATAGCGATATTATAAAGTCATGGTTCTGGAAGCCGGAAGAATCTATACAAGAGCATGAAAGGCGTGATAGAGTGCCTTACGCTGTGTGGGTAAAAGAGGGAATAATCAAGACTACACCAGGGCAGGCAGTGCAATATGGGTTTATCGCTCAAGAGCTAGCGCAAATAAATAAAGATTACAAGATATTAGGCATGGCGTTTGATAGGTGGCGTATAGATGACCTCATGAATGCAATGGATGCGATAGGGCTTGAGTGTTATATTGATGGAAAGGATTGTATTGAGGGTGCTATTAGGCTTGTCCCGTGGGGGCAGGGGTTTGTATCTATGGCTCCGGCTATTGATGCGATTGAGGAGTCTATATTATCAAGACGATTTAAACATGATAGTAATCCTTGTTTAACTTGGAATTTTAGTAATGCTGTTGTTAAAGAAAATGAGGTAGGAGATCGTAAGTTTGATAAAACAAAAACTCGGTTTAGAATTGATGGGGCGGTATCGTGTGCGATGGCTATTGGTTTGAAAAGTAAAGATAGGGTAGAAGAACCTACAAGATCAGTTTATAACAGCATGACACAAGAACAAATAGAATCGGGTATATTAACTTTTTAAGGGGATAAAATGGCAAAAAGAGGAAGAAAGCCGAATAGTGAAGCAGGAAGGAAACCATTAAATATTAATGATTATCCTGATGTTATTCCTAATAGCACATTGCCTGTTAAGGATTTTTTTAATAGGCAAGAAGTTGCTAATTATTTGGAGATATCTATTTCAACTGTTGACAGGTGGTGTTCTCACGGGATATTAAAATCATTTGATAAAGGCGGCAATGTTTTTATAACCCGTGAGTCTATATTAAGTTGTAGGTTTAAATGATTTGTATTCCTAAATTTTTTATAGCTGTTTTGATTTGGGTTTTTGTTTTATCTATAGCATCTGGGAATGTTTCTAAAAACAGGTTAGATACCATATTGCTATTATAGAGATATGGGTTGCCTTTAAATGAACCGTGATAATATTTTTGTAAAATTTTTTCAAAGTTTATTAGAAATTCCAGTGCTTTTACAAGATTTTCATGTTCTTGTTTGGTTTTAAGAAAATCATCAAATAATATTTTATTAGTCATTTGATTTACCTATCCATGCCTCAATAGCTTTCCTAATTGAAACTACAATAGGGATGCCTTGGATTTCTTTTATGGTTTTTAACTGGTTATAGGTTTCTTCTTTAATCTGTATCAGTAGTTTTTTCATGATATCTTCTTTAAATAATTTCATCCATAGCTCTGAAAACTCTAGCTAATTTGCTTAATATGGCATATTTTTGTTTGAACCTAATCATATCTTTTTTGGCTTCTTCTAATAGTGAGGCTTTCATTTCATCATTTTCTATGACCTTATCAATAGATCTGTATCCTCCTTCCGAATGACGATCTTTAGGCAACGATACGAATGCTCTAACAGGCATGCCGGATGGGTTATCATGATTTATAGAAAAGGTTATATTCCCTCCAAATTTTTTAGGGGCTTCAGCAATAACAAGTTCAAGTCGGATTATATGCCTGGCTTGCTCGATGCGGTATAACCTGGCGGCTTCTGTATTGTCCCAAGTGAATCTGTTATGTAATAGAGTGTTTGAATTTTTTGCATACTCTACGACATCAGCAGGATTAAGTATCCCGTTATGGGTACCTTGTATAAATCTGAGTTCCTCTGAAATTGATTTAGGATTATCTGCTAATATTTTTTTTGCTGCTACCATATTGTAACTCCTTTGAATTATTATTAATAAAATATAAACCACACCTGCCAAGCCAAGCCTTACCCTACCCCACCTGACCTTACCAAACCTAACCTCCCAAACCCTACCATACCGCACCAAACCCAACCTGACCAAACCATACCTCACCCTACCTGCCAATCCCTACCAAACCCGACCCTACCGCACCACACCTTACCTGCCAATCCCTACCATACCG